TTTCAAATTTCATAACTATAAATATAACAAAAATAAAAAAGGACACCTTTCGATGTCCTTTCTTAATTTTATGTTTTTGAATATTAGATATTTTCAAACGACGCTCCTGTTGGAGTGATGTAGAATGTGATATCAATGAATTCCAAACTTCTTGTAGGTTTGATATAAATCTTACCAGTCATTTGGTTTCTATCCAAATCAGCAGGGTCTGAAGAAACTGTTACACGGAAATCGTATAAACCTCTGTCTCTTCTGATTGCATCCAAGATAGGGTTAACAGCATTTAAGAAATCCTGTCTTACCTTATCATCGTTTTGTTCGAACAACAATCTTACAGAAACTGCAGAAATTAATTTACGAGCTTGTAACAATAATCTTCTTACGTTGATTCTGTCAAGAGCAGATTGTCTAATTTGTAGAGTTTTGTTACCCCAAATTACAGTTCCTACGTCTGAGAAAGTCGCAATTGGGTTAATTCTACCTTGATACAATACGTCTCTGTCTTCTTGTGTTAACTTCTTACGAGCTTTGATTGCATTTACCACACCACGAGTGTAACCCGCTGCGGCGAACCAAGGGAAAGCAACGTTATCAGTTAATGCCAAGTTTCTCGTTACTTCAGCTGTTGCTGGAATATAAACTTGTGTATTATTAACAGTGTCACGTGTCAATACCCATGGATAGTAAGTAGCTGTATAGTTAGAATCGATACCTGTCAAATCTAAATTATCAACAGCATTTTGAGGATAAATTAAATCATCAGTTGTAACTGAAGGTAATAACAAGTTGATATCCGGAGTTGTACAAACATACAATGAATCCGCTCTATCGTTTTCTACCATATCAATTGCTGATTCGACCAAGTTAGAGTTATTAACATAATCTACACCAGGTGTAACAAACACATTAATATTAACCGCTTCAGGATTTGCAAAAGTTCTAATACCTTGTAAGTAAGCGTAGTAGTCAGTTGTCGCGTAATTAGTTCCCGCCTCTAAGTTAGCGATTTGTTTAAACAAACCACCACCAGTTGCCGTTGGGAAAGTTGTACTTGCACATGCTCCTTTTAAGAAACCTGACTTACCTAAAGCAAATCTATCGGCATTTGTACGATATTGTCTGTAAATGTCCCAACCATCGAAACCACCTTTTACTAATAATGTGAACTTACGAGCGTAAATTCTATAGTAAGGGTTAGTATCACTGTTAATTGCTGTAGGATTAAATGCCGCATTACCAACAAAGAATGATGCCGAACCACTTGTAGAAACTGAATTACCTAAAGTAACAACAGTAGCACCTGAGTCCATATGGAAACCTTTTGTTTGATAATTCCAATTATTAGATGTTGTATCTGTACATATATTGTTTGGAATTTGTTTACCTTGATACTGGTAGAAATCAGGGTCATAACTATAGAAACTTGAAATACCTAAGTACGTTCTTCTAACATTATCACCATTAGATGTTACCGCATCATCACCACCAGCCGAAGCTCCGAAAGGAGGATTAGATACTGTTTCACCAGCGGTGTCATATTTAGTTTTGTAAATTGGGAATGGAGGTTTAGCACCTTGATATTCTCTTACAATGTAACCTTGGAAACCCGCCGGAATTGCATCACTTGGTGCATCTTCATTCATTTCCACCATAATGTATTTTGAATTCAAAGCAAATTCACCGTCACTTGAACCGATAAGTTTAGCAATAAAACTATTTTCGTTAGGGTCCATAGTACAATTTGTGAACTTCTCCAATACAACCGGAGCCGAATCAGAATCGTAGAAATCTCTAACTAACACATCAAATGTTAAATTGTCAAAAGACATATTTGCAATTGAAATTTTAACATCAAGGTTTGCGGAATTACCATCAGATACTGTTATGAACTTAAACAAGTTGTATACCTTACTACCTCTTAATTCAGAAACAACCCAAGGGGAATCTGGTGTTTGATATTTGTCTAAGTACCAAGCTATTGAACCTGAAGTATCAGAGTATCTAACACCCGGTAAAGCAATCATATTACAATTCAAACCTCTGATATAACCTTGGTTATAAGCATAACTTAACCATGCTGAATATTCTTCTTCTAAAAATAAAGGAACTATATCTCTTGGTTTACCAAAATTACTTCTACCAAATACTTTACCTATTGAATTAATATCTGTAGGTGACAAAGAAGTCTCAAAAGAGAATGATTGTGAATCATAAGTAGTACCTGTAATCTTGAAGGTTGAATACGGATTTTTTTGTACGTCAACATATGAACCATTACAAACCATTCCTACATTCGTTAAACCGGTAACTTCATACTGAGCACCATTATCTGATGAGTAAGTTGCAATACCTCTTGAACGTAAAGTTGCAACAACAACATCATCATAACTTGTAAATGATGTTCCGGTGAAATGGTATATCGTACCCGCAGCAGCACCTGAGTAACACATAACTGTTGCAGTACCTCCTGAAGTTCCTGTATTTCCTGAAGAACATGGAGCACATGCTGTTGCTACTCTGACATTTACTGTGAAAGTATTAACAACACTACCATCGGAAGATGTGAGAGTATACGTACCTGTTAATGCTGAGAAGTTTCTTGTTTCACCCGTACCTTTGTTTTGTGCAGCACTATAAGAAGTACCGCCCACAACTGAAGTAATACCTGTAGAACAAGCGTTGTATGTAACAGTCAAAGCCGATAATTGTGCTGTTGTAGTCGCAGAAGGTAAACAAACACTAATAGTGTTAGTATTGTAGTTAATACTTGTTTGACCCGCACCTGAACCACCACTTAAAGAGAAACTATAAAATGTTGCACAATTGTTTACATTTGAAGTTCTGTTTAATGCAGTTACTCTATTTGAAAATGAATAACCTTCATAACTTCCGTTAGTGTTAGTAAACAAAGCATAATACCAAACATCATTCAAAGTATTAGTTAAAGTATTACCTGTTAAATTTACACTTGGTACTCCAAATACGTTTGTTTGTGCAGAGTATGCTGTCAATCCAGTTAATCCATCGTTAGGGATTGAACCAAACACGTAAAGAGATGTTCCTGACAAAGAGTTTGTTTGAGAAATTGCATATAACTGAGCTTGTAAATCTTGTTGAATTGTAGAAGTACTACCATTAAACAAAGTATATGCTGAAGTCCAAATATTACTGATGTTACTTGGTAAAGAACTCAAGAATGTAAAACTTGATGCTGCACTGTCACAACCACTAAATGTATAGTTGAATGATGTACTACTAAATGCCACACATGAAGTAACACAAGTCGCTGTGTTAGTTACTGCACTTGTACAATATTGTCCGATTGTTGATGGGTCAACGTTGGCAACCGTGGAGATTGACCATGATGGACCCGCATCATAACCTGATAGACCCAAAATTCTTGATACAAACAATTGGTTAGATTGTTGTAGATATGATTTTGCGATATACGCAGCCTCATATTTTGGGATTTGAGTGTTTATGAACTTCTCAGGACTTGTGTCCCCGAAATAAGTGGAGAACTCATCGTAACTGGTGATAAATATTGGTTCGAAGGCTGGACCCTTTTGAGTTTCACCGACAATACCCAACGTAGTAACACCGACACTTTGAGCAACAAAACTTAAATCGACTTCTGAAGTGTAAACACCCGGAGAAACGAAAACTTTGCTATTAGATGCCATTAGTTTTTAGTTTTTTGGTTTATTTATTTTTATTTTATACTATAAATATTACCCCATAATCCAAAATCTTTACTTTATACCCCCTATTTATATTTTGAGGCAGACTAATTTCTGCCTTTTTTCTACCTTATGAAAAAAGAAATTAAAAACATCAAAATATCGGTTCATAGTCATCAAATTTTGAAAGACTACTGTGATAAAAATGGGTTGAAGTTATATAAGTTTTTAGAAAACTTAATAATTGAGAAATGTAAACCTAAAAAAGATATTTACGGAGAGTAGTTATTGTAAAACTACATTAAATGTTAATTCGGCTGATGAAGCGGCATCTACTTTATTAATAATAATTTTAACGACATCGTTTGTATTCAGTTGAATTGACTGTATTG